TGGTGGTTCAACTGTTGGAACAACTGCCGTTGCAGCAGGTGATGGTATTGTGACTAATGACGGTGGCACAATGAGACAGACCACTGCCGCAACTTTTGCAACATACTTTAATGCAAATGCATATGCTACACCATCTGCAATTTCATCAACGTCAACATTAACTCCTGGATCTGCACAATCTATCTATCAAAGGGTAGATACAACTAGTGCAAATGTCACAGTAACAGTTGCCGTTGGTAATTTAGCAATAGGACAATTTATTGTTCTTGATAAGACTTCAACTAATAATAATATGACGTTATCGTGGGCGAGCAATTCTCAAGGAGTATCGTTGGGAGCGGATGCGGATATAGCTGTTGGGTTTTATAATGGAACGGCTTTTTCATTTATTGAAACAATAAAATCATAGGGTAGGCATGATACCTTTACTTCCAAATATCGGATATGCAGAAATAACTTCAGCAGGAACTATTAATGATGTAATGGGATCTGCAAAAAGTCAGTTGCCTATACAATTTTTTAGGTTAACGGAAAATATTTCTGGTAATTTAACATTAGCAAATGATTCAGCTCATAAAAAAATAATTTTAGATACTAACGGAAAAACAATAACAAATAGTTCTGGTTCTCCTTTGACTAATAATTCAAGCATTACACTTGAAATAAAAGGTAGTGGCAACATACAATCTACCTTAAAAACTTTTACAAGCTCTGTAAATAGTGCAAGCAATACTGGAACAACTACAATAAGTGATGCCGATAGTTCTACAGTGGTTGTATCGTCTGTAGATAGAACTGCTGATATATCTTTAGCAGGAGGCGTAAGTGTTGCTCAAGGATTTGGGGGTTCTTATACTACTTCCAATACAGTTTATTTACCTAATACAGAATTAATAACTACAAGTGTTGCTAATCCTGGAAGTAATTCTGGTAGACCTAGTGCAGCAGCTAACGCCGCAGGAGCAGAATTACTTGCTATTCTCGGAGGGGCTAGTATGCCTAATATACAATCGGGTGTATCTGGACTTTCTATTACCGTAACAACTAGTGGCACTAGTGTCACACACACTGCTCCTACGTCTACAAGTGGAAGTGGTAGCACCTTTCAAACTTTCTTTGGCACGGTTAAATTTAGTCGAGCAAATAGTGCTAGAATGGAGCAAGCAGTATCAGGACCTACACCTTCCGTTTCGGCTATGAGAATACCAAATAATGTTGTAGAAGGAGCTAGTAGAACTATAGCTTTTACAAATAACTTAGCTATACCTGTTGTCTTAACAGGTGCAAATCCTTATGATAGTGTTACAGTAGCTGCAGGAGCAACTAATACAATAACAAGAACATCAACAGATGGATCTTTTAATTTAACAGGAACAGTTTCTGGTAATGATGGAAGTAGTCAACCCTTTGCTTTATCCCCTGTTAATAGTGGTACTGGTAGTATAAGCTCAACAGCGTATACTGGAACTTTCTCAGCGAGTGCTTTATAATGCCTTTAACTAAATTAACCTTTAAACCTGGAATAGTTAGCGATGTTACTTCATATAGTAATGAAGGTGGCTATGTGGATGGAGATAAAATAAGATCTTGGTTTTCCAGAGAAAATAGGTGGCTGGGAAAAAGCTAATGCTAACCAATATGAGGGCACGGCTCGTAGTATACATAACTGGTCGGCTCTTGATGGATCAAACTTCTTAGGTTTAGGCACAACTTTTAAATATTATATAGAAGAGGGGGGTACATTTAATGATATTACTCCTGTCAGAGCAACGACTACTAATGGTATTACGTTTGCTGCAACTAATGGATCAGCAATAATAACTGCAACGGATTCGGCTCATGGTGCAGTGGAAGGTGACTTTGTAACCATATCTGGTGCGGCTTCTTTAGGTGGATTAATAACTGCGGCAGTTTTAAATAAAGAACATCAAATAGCAACTGTTCCTAATGCTAACACCTATACAATAACTGCAAGTGCAACAGCTAATGGCTCTGATACGGGAACAGGTGGATCGGGTGTTGATGGCGTTTATCAAATAAACACTGGTTTGAACAGCACTGTTGGTGGTACGGGTTGGGGTGCGGGACTGTTTAGTGGTATTACAACCACAGCATTGCAAACACAATTAAACGAGGCTTTGGATAATAGTGAAACTGCTGTTGATGTGGATGATGAAACAGGTATAGAAACGGCTGGCGATGTTATATTAGTTGATGAAGAACTTATGCTTGTTGCAGGAGACACTGACGATAACACCTTAAATGTAACAAGAGGACATAGTGGAACAACTGCCGTGGCTCACGATGATGATACTCTTGTTCGATTGGCTAGTGGTAATGCTAGTGGTTCTTCTGATTTTTCTGGTTGGGGAGATGCATCTTCCGGAGGTGTGACAACAACAGGTGAATTAAGAATTTGGTCTGAAGATAATTTTGGAGAAGATTTACTTATTAATCCAAGAGATGGAGAGATTTATTATTGGGATAAGACAGACAATTTATCCACAAGAGCCGTTGAAATATCCACAGAAACAGGTGCTAGTAATACGCCAACCATTGCTAAACAAATATTAGTGTCTGACCAAGACAGACATGTTATTGCTTTTGGAGCCAATACTCTAGGAACCACGATCCAAGATCCATTGCTTGTGCGTTTTTCTAGTCAAGAATCTTTATTAGATTGGACACCTACAGCTACAAATACAGCTGGTGATTTAAGACTTGGTGGTGGATCAGAGTTTATACAAGCCGTTGAGACCAAACAAGCCATTCTTATTTTTACTGATAAGACACTTCACGCTATGAAATTTATAGGTCCTCCATTTACTTTTGGTCTGCAAGAATTATCTAAAAATATAACTATAATGAGTCCAAACTCTGCTGTCGCTGTAGATGATGTTGTTTACTGGATGGGTCAAGACACCTTTTATATTTATGCTGGTGGTCAAACTCAACAACTGCCTTGTACTGTAAAGGATAAAGTTTTTTTAGATATAAATAATGAACAGGCTGAAAAAATATATGCTGGTGTCAACAGTGAGTTTGGTGAGGTTATATGGTTTTATCCAAGTGCTAGTTCTTCCGATAATAGTAACTATGTTATATTTAATTATAACGACAAGACTTGGTACTATGGAACATTGGCTCGTGATGTATGGCTTGACAGAGGACTAAGACGAAATCCTTTAGCGGGTGGTGGCGGATATATCTATAACCAAGAAACTGGATTTGATGATGATGGAAGTGCTATGGCATCTTTTATTGAAACAGCACCTATGGACATGGGTGATGGAGAAAAATTTAGTTTTATTAAAAGAATAATACCAGATTTGACATTTAAAGGATCCACAGCTTTAAGTTCTCCAAGTGCTACTTTTACAATTAAAGCTCGTAACTTTCCTGGTGCAAATTTTAGTGACACAGAAACAGCTACAACATCAAGAACAAGTACATCTCCTGTTGAAGCATTTACAGAAAAGTTAGATGTAAGAGTTAGAGGGAGATCCTTTGCTCTTAGAATAGCGTCAAGTGCTTTAGGAAGTAAATGGAAGTTAGGTTCTCCTCGTGTTGATATTAGAGAGGATGGTAGACGATAATGTTTATAACTAGTATTCCTCAATACATACAAGGTTTAACAAACGCCAAGTTGGATTTAACAACAACCAATGCAACTGTACTTTACACGGCTCCAAGTGCCGCAGACTTTAATGCGTCTATTGTCAGTTCAATATTAGTATCAGAAGATTCTGGTAATGCCGACACAATAACTGTGACTATTACAAATGGTAGTGATGTTTTTAGTTTGTTTCATGTAAAAGCTGTTGGAGCTAGTACAACTATCGAGCTATTAACAAGGGATTTAGTATTGCAAAGTGCAGAGATAATAAAGGTTACGGCTGCAACCGCAAACAGATTACATGTTGTTGCTAGTATACAAGAACTAACGAAGACAAGAATTAGTACTAGTGCTGTACTGTAGCATTGAAATATAACCTATTAACTGATAAGATATAAAACATGGGTATTTTTAGAGACATAACAAAAACATTAAAGAAAGCTGCACCATTAATTGGTAGTACGATAGGTTTTGCATTAGGTGGACCAGCTGGTGCTGCCATTGGTTCGGGAATCGGGTCACTTGCAGCGGGTAGAAGTGCCGAAGAAGCATTGATGAATGCAGGAATGGCTTATGGTGTAGGTTCGTTTGCAAAAG